CCGTTGACTTGGTTTTCTTACCTGTATCTAATACATTATCACTTACTAATAGATTGGCGGCAAATCTACCGAATGGTGATGCCTCTGCTGTATCATTTTCTTCGCTCTTAAATCCACTCTGTTTAAATACATTGTGATCTGTGCGTGGTTGTCGTTTTGTTATTTTAACTTTTTTAGTGGCTTTCTTTCCCCATAAATTTCTACCATCTTTAGTTTCTGACTGGTTTGAATCTCCAAATGCTGAAACTCGTTCGTAGGTATCACTTTTAGATTTTCGTGCTGGTTGATTTCCTCTGGACAATCCCTCTGCCTCAGTATCAAAGTTTTTCTGACTACCTACATTATCTTTATCATATTGTTCTGTATCACTCATACCTGCAAATGGTATTCTTGCATCATCCAACCACGTTACTCCCTTTTGATTATCAAGTGCTTGATCTAAATAACCTTTCTTTTCTAATGGTTTCATTGCCACAATCACTATTTCTACTGCTGGTTTTGGTTGATATCCTGCGTAACTACCATCAAGTGATTTTGCCTCATCTGATCGTTCTTTACCTAATCTCTTATCAACTGCCTTACCAATATTCATAGCCTTTGGAAAACCTGTCGCGTATGCCCAATAGATTGAAGTAAAATTAGTTTTAAACCCTGCCATATCCATAGCTTCAATCTGTTTCTGTAATACATCCTGTTTTGGAGCAGCCATTATAAAAGCAAATCCACCAGGCTTCAATACCCTTAAACATTCTTTCCATATTGGAACAAAAAATTCTTCCATAGCAATAGGTTTATTTCTTGGAAGTTTTTTAAATCCTTTCTTAGCATATACATGAGATTCGCCCTCAAAACTAATCACTTCATTAAAACTATCCCATTTTTTACCCATAAACGATAAACCATAAGGTGGATCTGAACATATTAAATCTATAGTATTATCATCCAATTCTTTTAATTCTTCTAAACAATCTCCGTTAATCAATTTACTTTCCATCGAAATCAAAAAACTCCTTAGCTTTATTATATGTTGATACTACTCTACTATTTTTTATAGCAGATTTATTATATTTAAGTGGCGATGTACTTTCCCATTCTATCTTATCTACAAAACTCCACGACCCATCTGTAAAATCTTTTTTCTTCCAAACCAATTCTTTATCTTTAGGATATTTTCTGCCCCATTCAAAAGTAGTTTCTGCCAATAACCTTTTCTTTTCTCTCTTATTACACAAAAAGTAGACATATCTAAATTGTCTACCTCTATAATGGCTCCATTTGTTATCAATTAAAAACTCTTTATTAGGTCTCCTACCTATATTAACACCTTTCTTATCTTTCAAATAAGCTTGTGCTGTTCTTGGATGAACTCTTTCACCAGTTTCAGATAAGTATAAATCTGTAGTTATAAACCCACCATATAAAAAATTAGCTGCTTGATAAACATACCCTGGTTTTCCTAATATTCCATCCGCCCAAGTATAAATTAATTTTATATCTGATCTATTTTCCTTAACCCACCTAAACATTTTAGATAAAATTATAGATTCTGAATTTCTTGGTAATTCATCTAACATACACATTTTACCTATCTCTAAATAATCTTTTGATATTAAAGTAGGAAATAAATTTTTAATAGTATTAAGTGGTTGAACTCCCCAACCCAAAGTAATAACTCCTACCAATTTCTTATTAATATAACTTCCAAGAAAATGTTTAGTTAATCTTGGCATTATTTTTGAATAATGATTAGTAAATACTATATCTAATGCACTTACCTCATCAATCTCAACAAGTTCAGAATTTTTAACTTCTTCTACTGTATAAGATTTATGATTCACCATATAACTGCTTTCTACGTTCTTCAGCTATTTCATCTTGTCTTTTCTTTCTATACCTATCCCGCGCAACTTTACGAAGCTTATCCTTATTACGCTCATAATGTTCCATCTGCCATTTACGCTGAGCTTCCCTTTGTTCTTTTTTTGTAAAATATTTACGAATTCTTCCCATGACTCATTCTCGCGTATCTATTTAATTGGGTAAAATTCTGAGTTAACCAACCTTGTAAATTTGGTAACGCTGTAAATAGTTTATCTTGATAAAACTTAGTTTCAAATTTAAATTTTATCAACTCAGTTATAGGACTTTCAACCAATCCCATAATTTTCATCTTACTACTAGGTGTTATATCTACATTAAATAATTGCATTAATTTTCTATTAAGAAATAATTGCTCTTTACAAATACCTACACTTTCATACAACTTCAATTCATCTTTTTTATCGTCTGAAATTTTTATACATTCTTCTAATGTATAATATGGTTCATCTCTATCTGTAATTTTAGGAAATCTTTTTATAATACTTTTAAGTCCAGCGCCCCTTACCCCAGGAATATTATCCGATTTATCTCCTTCTAATATCCTATAAGTTAAAAAGTTTTTTGATGGAATTCCATATTCTTCATATATTGCATCCCTATCATATATTTTCTTTTTAGTAGGACTATAAACTTTAATTCTATGATTTATTAGTTGAAGAAAATCTTTATCAGTAGATGATATAACCACTTCACTTTCATTAAACACTTGTTTAGATAAATGAGCTATAACATCATCCGCTTCAATATTATCCATGGCAATAATTGAAACTGGTAACATTTGTAAATATCCAATTACTGATTGTAATTGTTTTAACATATTTTTTCGCTCATCTTCCTCACTAGCAAAATCATATGCGCGTACTAATCTACTCTTTGGTTTCCTACCAGCCTTATATTCAGGAAATATCTTACGGCGGCGGGTGCTCCCACCCTTACCATCAAATACTATGATAGCTCGGGTGGGATTGAAAAGATGGATTGCATAACCTATACTTTTTAGAAAGCCAACTATTCCCCCAATGTGAATCCCATCATCATTGAGAGTTGGCATAACGCTGAATACTCTTATAAAGGTATTCAGGCCATCTACAATAAGTACCTTATCATTGAAGTGACCACCATCTAAACTGCCGCCCTTTTTCTTTATCTCATCAAGTATACTGACATATCTTTTATCCATCACCGACCTCATCTGTAATTTCTACATCGTCTATTCCTAAAGCACTTTTATCATACTTTAAGATAACTTTATCACAGATGAGTCTATATAGATATTCTTTTAGATCTTTATCTTTTAACATATCAGCAAAATCTTTTGATTGAAATTTCTTTACTTCCAATTCTTTACCAGTTTCCAAATCAATTATTGGTAAGGAGTACCAAGCGCCAGATACTTTAGCTATACCATACTCTTTCATTATAGTTAGCCAACTACCTTCATCATCAATACCACTCTCAAAATAAAGAGGAAACTCCGCTTTTCTTAACGGAGGTCCTAATCTATTCTTTACAACTTGCGCCAAAATCGTCATCCCAATAACATTCTTCTTAGAATCTTTTATTTGACCTTTATTCTTCAATCTAATTCTAGTTGATGAATGAAATGGTAATGCTTTTCCACCACTTGTAGTCCAAGGGTCTCCAAACATAACACCTAACTTTTGTCTTAATTGATTTGTAAATACTAAAGCAACTTTCTGTCTTCCAATCATCTGAGTAATTTTTCTCAGTGCTTTAGAAACAATAATTGCTTTTGCAGTAGCCCAACCATCTTTATCAAAATCAGCATCTAATTCAACCTTAGTTGTTGCCGCTGCTAGTGAATCTACTAATATTGTCACCAATCTATCTTTATCTGAACCTCTTACTTGTAAAACTATTTCTTCAATAGCTTCAAATATATCTTCGACTGTTTCAAGATGTAAGTATAACATTTTTGAAACATCTACACCAATAACTTCTAAAAAATCATGACTTACTGATGTTTCTGTATCAATATAAACTGCTACACCATCTTTCTTTTGAGTTTCCGCAAGTATATGAGCACCAAGTAAAGATTTACCTGTTGATTCCAATCCATTAAGTTCTGTAATTCTACCTACAGCAATACCACCATTTGGTTTATTTGATATTGCTAAATCTAACATAGTTGATCCTGTAGATACAAAATCCTCTATATCGGTTGGCGTACTATCAGAACCATCTAAAAAATACGCTACTTTCATGTCCTTAAACTTCTTATTTAAAGTATCAGCAAGGACATCAGCTAACTCATCCCGTACAGACATATAATATCCTTACGTTTTAAGCGTTTTGATTAAATAATTCATCAAAAGCCGAAGAAACTGATTCTACAGTTTTTGTAGTTTCAGATACTTTTTCTGAAGTTACAGAATTGCCTTTAGTAGAAGTAGATTCTTCTTTTTCTTCACTCTTACCTTCAAGCCAATCATTTAAAATCTCTGTAAGTTCATCATAAGTCTTTTCCTGATAAATTTCCGTAAGTTCACGTTGTGTATCTGATACCAATTCGAGAATATTTTTATCCTCTGAAATCGGAGCCGTTACTGGCTTAACTCTAATAGCAGTAGATGGAAAAGTAGCTCCTGTTTCTTCTGCTGTTTTAAACTCAACATTAACATCTCGTCCATTTAATGGATCTGTAATATCACCATAATCTGGATCTGAAATAACTGAAAGAAGTTCCTGGTAAACTGTTTTACCAAATCCCCAAAATTTAACACCTTCTTTTTCTTCACCACGAACAATAACTGGAGCAAAAGTTCTCATTTTTGCTTCGAGTTTCTTACCTAATCTATAATCATCACGATTACCAGAAGTTTTCAACTTCTGAGCAAATTCTTCTATTGGGTCTGGACGACCGAAAGAAATTGGTGATAGATAAGATTTTCCACCTAAATTGTAATGGAAAAATAATTCTACAAAAGGATTGTCCTTGTTAAATTTATAAGGTACAATTCTAATAATCTGTGTTCCTGGTTGTGGTTTCCAAAGAACGGATGTTCTTTGATTTGTTGCTTGTAACTGATTTAATCGTCGTTTTACTAGATCTAAATCCATTTGTTAATCTCCTATATGTATGTTTTAATTATTAATTATTAATTGTAAATGGTTAATCAACTTAACAACCATTCACATATAAGTATCGAGTAGTTTTACAAACTACCAATTTTTTTTGAGTTTTCTATAACTTTCAGAGCATACTCATAATAAAATCTACCTGCTTTAGGTCCACCGTTTCTTTTTCCATCCGATTCACCTATAGGTTTAATCCATAAAAATGCATCACACAATTCATTGTTAGTTTCAGTAGTTGGAAAAGGACCAATCCCTGCTGTTTTTGGATTACACCAATCACCTGTATAACCAAATCCATTTCTAGCTGTATCTATAACATAATGCTTACCAATTATATCAGATATTTCATCTCCATAACTCATACATTGTTTCGTAGAAACAAAATTTGATGTATTTAAAGCAAACCCTTCATAAGATTCTTTATCAAATTTACTCAAAATATTTATAACTTCATTCACTTTTAACCAATATGGATGCCCAACATCTAAATATATCTTAGCATTACATCCTTTCTGTAAAAGTTTTAATGATTTTCTAATTAATCTAATTCTTTTCTGTTTTTCTTCATATTTCATATCAAATGACTGTGCTAATGCATCTGGTTCATATATTACTATTGGAGCTTTATCTTCTATCCCCTTTACTACATCTTTTATAAAATCTATATAAGATACTTGATTAATTTCTCCACCTTTTGAATGATGTCCTAAATCTCTATCTGGTATAGAATATATAACAATATAAGGTAAATACGGATCCGCTCTATCAAATAATCTTTTAATTCGTTTTTGAATCTTCTTTGCCTTTTTATATGGGGATGATCCATACCAAAATGCAATAGGTTGTCCAAATATTTTATTTAATTCTTTGGATTTTAATGTATGTTCTTTATGTATTCTAAAATCTGGATAATAAAACCTGTATTCCATATAACTTAAATCTAACCTAATCTCCTATTCCCCACTCTGAAACTAATACTACTTTATGAATTTTTGTTTTTATCTCTACCAACTTATCATCATTATATAATAAAATACAATTACGATAATTATCCCAGGGTATTGGGAATTTTTTATCAAGTACTCCATTATTTAACTGTAATATAATTTGATTTAATGCATTTATTGTATATAAAGTATTGGTATGTTTTTTTCTATGTAGTGAAATTGTATTTGGTATTCCTTCCATAAAATCTGTTTCAAACTCAACATTATATGTACAAATCAAATTAGTAGGCTCATGTGTATTATTAAAAACATATATTTTATCAAACAAAATTTTATTACAACTAATAATAATATCAATTATTTCATTTAAATTATCTTTTTTTGCAAAAGTGCAAAGTAGTTGTGTTTTCATATCAATTAACTACGCTTACCGTCTTTTGAAAAACATTTTTTCATTTTATCAGACCATTGATAAACTGTTTGTAACTTACCAAGTTTTCCTGACTTAGTTCTAGCTACCTTAACTCCAATTTCTACTCTCTCATTCTTTTCATTTATAGCATAAACAATTCTTTTACTACCAGTAGTCCTACCCTTTTGACTTCCTCTAACTCCCTTTTGCTCTGTAGCTTCTCCTACCTCAAACTTTGTCACAAAATCTTCTTTATTATTTACTCCAGGAATACACTCTCTTAACACCTCTCCATCTACAGAAAGACCTCCATGATTTGTTTCAAACATACCTTTGTATTTATGTACTCCCTTTTCTGATTCTGGATTCATAGCCTCTAAATGAAACTGTTTAAAAATTGTATTCCCTTCTAAAAATGTTCCAACCCCTATCTGTTTACCACCATAATTTATTTTAATTGCATCCTGTCTTTTTATATAATCAGTTTCATTTAATATTGTTCTATTTCTTATATCTTCAATCATTGGATCTACATCTGGAGCACCTTTATTAGCCCACCTTCTATTCAATCTATCCATAAGTGTTATTTGGTCATTAGTTGGATCATCATCTTTATTTTCATCTGACATAAATGCTAAAAAAGCTTCCAACAATTCTTCATCACTTGGATCTTCTCTATTATCTAAATATTTTAATAAATTCTTATTAGGTCCACTTTTTCCCTTAATTGCTGTTGAATTCCATTTAGTAGAAGTTTTATCTTTATCTGCACTACCATCTTGATTAGTATCATTATGTATACTTTTCAAAGCATCTTCTAATGTAACGTTATCTTGGAAAAATTTTGCTGGGGAACCACTAACTTGTTTTAATTCTTTCTCAATATCAGCTTGTTGTTCTACATATTCCTGATTTTCACCCATTATTGCTTCAGCTTGTTCTGGTTCCAATAACTTACTATCAACTAATTTCTGTACATTATCTTGATTTGCATTAGCTTCAGCCTTAGCTGAAGATTGTGCAATTATTGCTTCAGTACTATCTTTATCAGAATGGAAAGTCATAATTACTCTATCTGAATCTGAATCAAATGTTAAAGTTCCAGTATCAGACGGATTATCTCCGCCTCCACCAGACCTAATAAGTTCTTCAGCTTCTTCAAACTCTATTGGAGTTCCATCTGGTCCAATAACCTGTTTACCCTTTATATCATTCACCATCGATTCAAAAGATTCTGAATGTCCATAATAATTTTCCATTTTTGGATTTTTAAAACCATTCTGTTTAGCTTCTCTATTAGATTTATTATATTTCCTTCTACCTGATGCCACAGATATCATTAACTTACTATAAAGTTCTCTATTTTGTCCTTCAGGTACTGCTTTGGTAGATATCCCACCCGCTGTTTTCTTTGGTTTTTTAGAATTTTCTTTAAAAAGTGTAGTTTTACCAAATTGTTTCTGTAATAAATCTATTAATTCTTTATCTGATAACTCTGGATTTTGTTCTAAAATTTGTGCTACCTCACCAGAAACTATTTCATTCAACATAGAACCAGCATTTCCAGGTGCTGGTTTGAATATAGTTTTACCTGTCTTTTTATCTATTATTTCATTATAACCATATAATAATCCAGTCTGTTTAATATCTGAATCCGCGCCTGTCATTAGTTCTCCAGGTTTTATATCTTTATATATTTGTGAAGCTTGGGGTTTTGGTTCTGGTTTTGGTGAATCTGTAGTTTCTCCAGGTTTTGCACTTCTATCTCCAGCCATTTGTGCATCA